CAGTGTGTTGCTCAACTGCCATTGCACCGTTTTCCGTTGTTGGTTGTTTGTGAGTCGTGTTTGATATTGCGGAAGTACGTCATGGCGCTGTCGTCACCGACCATGTAGCCACAAGTACACCCTCAACACGTTTCAGCGCTCATGCGTTTGTCACCGTCCACGTTGCAAGCTGCTGCCCGTTTCCCAGTAGCCGTACCGTGGCGGCGTCACCAGCGGTATCCACTGTGCGGTAGTAGAGCCGGACGGTGCATGGCCCATCAACCCAGACGTTGTTATACCCCTCATCTGTGTCGCTGCCGTTCAAGAAGATGTTTGTGTAGCCCTTCGTAGCTCCGAAAGTAAGCTGTACCGGCCCGGAGAACCCCGTAAGATTGATGACGTCAGACGTGTAAAATGTATTCCGCGTGGCGTTCGTCTCTGCTGACAACGTAACAGAGTTTGGTAGTGAGCCAGTTATCGGAGCCAGGGACGGCAGAATCTGCCGATTAGTTATGATAGGACGCATCAGCGGATCGCCAATGGTGTATCCGAAGGCTGAGTGTTCCATACTCGCACCGAGCTGGGTCATAGTCGTTTCTGCTTCGCACAACGACATTCCGTTAAGCAGAGCCTGAACAATCGACGCGGATCTTGTGATGTAAGAAGAAGAAATGTGCGCGGTGTTCCACGGCGATCCCATTCCGCCTACAGACCCCCATACCTGCGCCCATCGCGCCCACCCAAGTCCGTAAGAAGCCCCCACAAAAACCACGCCGCCACTGGCAAGGCCGAGGAAGGTATCCCAATTCCCGTTACGAACCAGAAAAGCTGGTGTATCAGACCCATCATCTACGGCGTCGTCGTTAGGAAACGCGATACCAAAAACGAGCCACGCGCTTTGCGCAGTAGCAAGTCCAGCCTGAATCCGCTCAACCGCAGTAATAGCAGTACCGGCACCTAGGAAGTCAGGTGCTGGGATCAGACACTTCAAGCCTTCCAATGTCACAGAAGTGTCAACGAAGTACAGCACATTTGTAAAGCCATTGGACTTGAGCAACGACACAGCGAGCGCGTCACTCGCCATGCTTATCTCCCCACCAGTAGTCGCAGCGGCCCCCACGATAATCTGCTTCGTGCGTGCTTCGGCTAGGGTGAACTCCCCGGCTGTCGCCCTGTCGATGATGGCAACACTTTTAGCGTACAAATCTACCGGATGGGTGGTGTCTGGGTAAGTACAATAACCGACTAACCCCTTCAACAGGAATGCGCTGGCATCCCACAATCCAATGCGCGCCGGATCTTCCAGTGTTATTTCTGGGACAGGTACAGGGGTCTGTCCAGACCTAAGCCCCACATCAACAGCGACCTGTCCGGCTGTTGGGCGGCTTTTCGCGTCCCACACACTCTGTGTAGGGGTCTCCAGTCTCAGGTCTATGAGTGGGTTCAGCTTAGAAAAAATAAAGTTCTTGCCACTGAGTCCCAAGAAAGCAACCGGCTCCTCCATCGTGCAGTACAGAGCTTTAACTTGCGCGAAGAACAAAGGCAGACTGATAGCGACGTTGGCTCCGCCGTCTTTATTTGTCAGAGCGATAGCATTCGGCGCTCCAGCCGCTGTGAGAACTACCTTCGCCCCAACCGCTATACACTTGTTGTAGAGATCGGTAATGACAGTAGCGTGCCAGTTACTTCTCCACGCCCACAAAGCCCCTGTCCCCATAGCGAATGGGATTTTGTTTGCGGCAGGTATGCCACGCGCCGCACAGTAGTAATCGGCAATTTGCTCGGACGCTGCAACGTCGCTGTTGTAGACCAGCACCGCGTACTTCGCCAGCGGTGAATAATTAGCGCCCACGAATCAGCCCGTAGCTACGCTGAAGTCGCCACCGAAACCGAAGTTCGTACCTGCCAGCCACTCATTTACCAAATGCGTTCCACCGAGGAACAGTAACGGCTGAAGTCCGTTAGGTGTCTGCCCGGATGGGCCGAGGTACGGAGGCTGTGTTGGCGTTGTCGAGTTATAGAATTTCGACGTGTCAGTGATGTACCAAGCAGAGTCGGTCCCTGCCCCCATCCATACGAATCCGATAAGGTCAGTAAATGTCTGCGTAGGATCAGATGCCCCATTGACGCAACACACTGAGGATAGTGCGTAAGAGGTGAAATTTAGCGACGTTGCCGTTGGCCAAGTCTTCGGGTGCTGAATTACTCCGTTTACCCAAAATTGGTTTGTGTTTGCTCCGCTGCTAGATGCCCAGTGGAACGTGTAGGTCTGGCCCCCAGTGAAGGCGTAATCCGACGCGCCGCCGGGAACCTTCAGATACTGACCCGGCCCCACCGCTGACCCGCCCGCTGCATTCCTCAACATCAACCCCATTCTTGCGGTCGTCGCGTCGAGGCGTTCCAGCCATATGTACAGCCCGGATAGCCCCCCGTTGCCGCAAAGGAGCGTTGGGTAGTCCGAAACTCCTATATTCGTTGGGCACTTAAATCTGGCCGCTACCGTCACATAGGTCGCAGCAGAAGGCGCACTCGTGTACGCCGCAGTCCTACGAAGTCCCTGACCACCGAGAGTGACCATATTCGCCGGATCACCGAGCATGGCGTAAAGCTCAGTCGTCATCGCGTTGATGTCAGTCATCCAGTCCTTGATGACCTGACCGCCTGCGCGGAGCGAGCTGCCGGTGCCGTCGTCGGGTGCAGCGCCCAGGTTCAGGTCATCGGGTACGAGAGGGATGCGGGACATGGTTCAATCCTCGGTGGTTGGGTCGATTATTGACCCGTAAAAGTTCACTTCAACTTGGCGCGCAGGGCGGCGATTTCCGAATCGAGATCGGCGATCCGCTGGCGTGCGTCTCTGTCGGCTGGCGTCAGCATCAGCTCCCGGAGTGCTCTGGGCTGCCGGGCCTCGATGCGCTGGATCATCGCCAGCAATGCCCGCTGCTCCGCCTGCGCCGCTACCACCGCATCCGGCAGCCGCCACCGCTTGATGCTGGCGTCCCATTCGTGCAACTCGCTGGGGGCCGCGGGCTGGTAATCCACAACCCGGCCGGTGTCCGTCTCTACGCGCTGTGACAGGTGATCGAGCCTGCCCTCGATGCGGGTCAGGCCGGGGCGGGTGTTGGCGTCCGCCTGCCTGTCTGAACAGGTCACGGTCTCTGCTGAAAGCTCGCCGGTCGCGGGGTCGAAGAACGAAAAGGTTTTCATCGTTTCACGCCCGTCAGGCTGATCTCAATTTCCCCCACGCTGAGCGTTGTCGGCTCGGTTGTGGCTCCTGCGATATAGACGTGCACATCTATGCCGAAGTAAGCGGTAAATCGCTTGTTTGCTGGCAGCGTGTAGGTCGCGTTGATTGTCTTGAATATCGGCCACGTCTCGCCGCTGTGGTCGGTCGGGTCCGATACCTGGCCAATGGGCACAGGCACTGGCCCGCTCCAATCGGCGTTGTGCTGGTACCCGACCGCATAGACCGTGTGCTGGGACGATGCGATCCCGGCCGACACTGCGGCATTGCCTGAGAACATGGCGGCAATCTGCACCTCGACAGACTCGCTGCTGTCGTTGTAGTAAGAGGCCGTGCCGGCCGGCAGGAAAAGCGCATTGGTATTGATTGGCCCGGTACGATTCTCGACCAGCGTCGATGATCCGGCGTTGGTGCGCACGATGCTGGTAGCTGCTTCGCCGACAAGCTGCGGCGTATCCACCTCATCCAGATACGCCAGCGCCCCCTGCGGTGAGAGCAGGGTCTGGATGGTGGCTTCGTTGCCGGTGATAGCCTCAAAGCGCGGCTTCGCGAAGTAGAGCAGGCAATAGGAGTTGTTGGTGTAGTACTGATACACCCGCTGCATCTGCATGGCCTGCGCCGAGTAGCGCATTTTGAACTCGGTGCCATCGTAGATTTTCAGGCCGGTTGCAGGATCGTAGAGACCGGCAATCCCAGAATCCCCGCCCGAGTAGCTGTAGCCGTGGATCACGCCAACCGACAGATACCACTTGTCTGCAACAATGCCGAGCGTCGCCGGAGCGCCGTACATGAAGTAAGGGTTCGAGTCGGGGGCGCCGGCCAGCGTGAGTGTGTTGGCGTAGTCGCAGCCGTGGTAGAACTGCGGTGCGCCGACGCCGTTCCATCGGACCCACACGACAGACCGATAGCTTTTGCCGGGGTCGATGCCGGTAATGTCGCCGCCGTTGTCCCAGCCCCCGTTACCTGCTGCACCGTTGCCGATGGTTCGCCAGATCGCCTCGCTCTGACCGTAGGGGCCAAGCGGGTGCCCTGTCGCGCCACCCAGCACAATGCTGCTTGGCGTGGGGCTGGTGATAGCCACGAAGTTGCCGACCGTGCCAGAGGCACCAGCCCGCCAGCCGTCAACGTTGAGCTTGTTCGGGCCAGAGTGGAAGCCGCCAGAGACCATGCCGAATTTCACGGTATCGAGCTGGCCGCCAACCGTGACCATGATCGCCTTCGCTCGCATCGGCTGGCCGTTCGATGGTGAGGCATAGATCAGCACGCCATCCATCAGGTAACGCACCGTCAGGCCGTCATTGGTGATGCTGAATACCGTCTCGCGGGTGAAGGTCGGCACGGTCACCGTGCGCTGCGTGCCGGACTCCCAGACCTGCGCGGTGCCGGATGTCGTCGTGACCCGCCACGCATATTCGAGGGCGGAACTGGCCGTGCCGCTGGTGGCCGTGGTCAGCCCGATGTACGCCTCTTTTGCCAGCACAGAGCAGCGGAACGACAGCGCACTCGACATGCCCTGCGTCTCTTTGGTCGTCGCCGCCGAGTCTTCCGCATTCGACCCGGACGCCTTGAAGATGGACTGGCCGAATACCGACGCAGTGCCGGCAACGGTCCAGATGTTCTCGGCGTTGTCCTGGTAAGACCCATCGAGCGGCAGGACCGTGGTGTATGGCGAGACCGCCGACAGATCCTGTTCACCGCGCCCGTAGATGTTGAAGCTGGTGAACTTGAGGTACATGGTCGTGCCGGCGAGACCCGGATCGTAGGGAATCGCGGCCAGCCGGTCATCGATGCGTGCGAACGCCGCCCCGCTGCTGTGGCTTGCCGGGGCCGAGCCGTACAGCCCGCGCCGCAGGTAGGTCAGCGTGTAGGCTCCGGGTGCAGTCAGTGAGGCATCGCGGAAGGCCATGATCTCGCCGCCCACATAGATCATGTTGGCGCGCAGCCCGTCCACGTCTGCCTGCGTGCCGCCGGTCAGTTGCATGGTCGTGGTGGCCATGGTCACCGCAACCGTGCCGGCAGTGTCCGGGTCCGCATGGCTGGCGGTCGATGCGCTCAGGACGCCATAGCGGGATTCACCGCTGATCGAGCCGATCAGCCGATAGTCCAGGTCATCGAACGACGCCCACACCGAACAGCCGCCCCAGTTGGCATCCGCTCCGGTAATGGCCACCCAGATTTCCGACCCGCCAGCCGGGCCGACCATGCGCGAAGGCGCAGCAAAGATCAGCGGGGCAGAGACATTGCCCGGCGATACGTTGTAGTTTGCGGCGTAGCCCTGCGCCAACTCCCAGTTGTACTGCGGGGAGGAGGCGATCCCGAGCGGCACCTCGTCCGCCTCGATGGTCAGCACGTCATCCGGGTCATCCGTGATGGACGTGATGCGTACCAGCTGGTTGTCCAGCGCCAGCGTGCTGTCGGTGATGGACAGCAGGTCCATCGGTTCGAGCAGCGAATAATCCGGGCGCAGGCGGAAACGGTAGGCATTCACCGTGTAGAGCTGGCGCTGCAGGATGATCTGCGCCACCTGCTTGGCCAGCGTGCCGGTCTTGATCGCGTGCAGGTTGATGGTCGGCATGACCCGCTCGCCATTCAGGGCGATGTCGGCATCGTCCCAGGCTTCGGCAACGGCGGTGTTGTACTGGTGGCTGCGGTCCAGATACTCGATGCGGACCCGGTTGTACCGCTCGCTCTGGGGCTTGCGGATCAGCTCGACCGGCGGCTCGCCCGGCAGGAAGTCGTCATCGGTCAGCGCATAGACCGGTGCCATGTTCGGGGTATAGGTCTGGCCGTTGCCGGTCACCGCCTCGTCGGCATACGGGAGCACCTTCAGCACGCCGGCCGACCAGACAACCTCCGAGTTCGTGACGGCCATCAGCTCCTTCAGGAACTCCGCCGCCTGACGCTGCGTCGTCTCTTCCGGGCTGATGAAGATCCCGCGCGCGATGCAGTAGGTCTGGAAGGAGTGGGCACCGGTGATCGTGCCGAGGTACGGGAACTGCGCCCCGTGGCTGGCACTGCCGAGATAGTCGGCAAGGATCGCGGCCGGCTCTGCATCGTCGATGCCGGAACCGTAGGGCAGAAAGCCGGTGACCTCGAATGACAGCGTGGGGAGTCCGGCCGAGTGCCCGAGTTCCAGCCCGCTCGAGGCGACGTAGGCCGTGTGATCGTAGGGAATCGCCTGCGCTGAGTTGTAGGTCGGCAGGAATGCCCAGGTCGCTTGGCCGCCAGCACCGCTGAACAGGGTCAGCCCCAGCTCCGCCAGTGAGGTGATCGCCTTGTCTTCGTAGACCGTACCGACCGCAGTTATCGGGCCCTCAGCCAGTGCCAGCATGACGGCCGTGCGATAGATGTATGACGTGCTGGTGACCCCGCCGCCGCCTTTGCCGCCCTGCTCCTGCACGATGGCGGTTGAGCGGAAGTTCCCATACCAGATCAGCGCACCAGGCACGCGGGCCTTGCCGTAGACCAGCGGGATCGTGTCGCCGTAGACCGACCGCTGAAGCTGGATGCCCTGCAGGCGCTTCTCGGAGGTCGACTGGGTTTTGGCCCCGCCGATCAGGCCGCTCACTCGAGCACCGTCCAGTAGCTGTGCAGCCGGTTTTCAAATGCGCGGCGCTCGACCAGTTCAACACGGCCAGCGGGCTGGTAAGCATGGATCATGAGCAGCTCGTCGATGATGATGGCGCCATGCGACGCGGTACGCCCGAAGCGGAACATGGCCACGTCGCCGGCTTGTGGGGACTCGGTGCGCCGGGACTGGTCCAGCAGGAAGCCCATGAAGCGTTCTTCGTCGCGGTGCAGATACCAGGTGCGCGGGTATGGTCTGGGGTCGAAGTCCGACGCCACCAGGCCCACCGCGCGGAACACCTCCACCAGCAGCATGGCGCAGTCGACGCCTGCCGCCTTGACGTTCGCGGCATGGTGGTACGGCGTGCCGAGCCACGTCAGCGCCTCGGCAACGATTGCGGCCCTCATCCGAGATACCACGCCGCCTGCTCGCTCTTGTTCTCCGGGCGCGGACGCATGTTTGACGGCAGGGTGGTGGTACCACCGTCATAGACCGTTTCCGGGGTTGGCACGTACGGGAAGCCGCGAAAGTGCGCGAGGTTGCCGAATTTGGATGAACAGGTGGCCTGCTTCTTGTCGCAGCCCAGCCGCACGCTGAAGGTATCGGCAGCGACCACGCCGGGCGGCAACGGCTGGATGAACGTCAGCCGGCCGAATGATGTCGTGTACCGCTTGACCATACGGGTCACGCCGGAGCACACCCCGGAGGTGAAGGTCAGCACGCCCTGATCGAAATGCCCGTTGATGTCAGTGAGGCCGGTATCGATGTACGTCCGGTCAGTCGCGACAGCACTCACCGCTCCGGCGGTCGTGTGGCTGGCTGGATTGAGCGTGCAGCTTGCATCGTAGAGCCGATGCACACAGCCGGTCTGGATGATGTTGCGCGGCATCTGCACGTTGAGCAGGGCCAGGTCGCTATCCAGCATCA